AAACACTAGACCAGTTGCAGCTAGAGAGATGCAACCTGAATGGTGGAAGAAACAAAAGGTTCGTGTAGATCATAGAGGAAGAATGGCTCAGACTATTCGTTCTTGTCCTTCTATGCAAGATTGGTTGTCTATGGGATACTATATTCTTGCAACAGAAGATATACATGTAATGAATGGGCCTGATTGGGATTGGCCTGATGATGGAGAAAAATTTTCAACCTCTCCAACTGCAAATCATTATTCACAATCACATCCTTCAGCACAACTACAAGATTCTGTAGAATATATGGGTGCCCAAGGCCCAGTAAAGGATGCATTTAAAATAACTTCAAACTGGAACATGATTACACCCGAAGGTTATTCAGTTCTCTTTCTTGACCCATTTATGTTTTCTAATAAATACTTTGCATGTTGGCAAGGTGTGATTGACTCTGATCGTTTCAACATCAATATGGATAATGCACAAATTATTTTTTATCCAAAAGTTAATCATTCTTTTACAATAGAAGCGGGAACACCGCTTGTACAAATATTCCCTTTCAAGAGGGAAGAATGGGCGTCTACATATTACTATAATGATGCAGATGCATGGCATGGACAACATGCAATACATCCTGATAGTATGCAAAAATGGCAAAGGGAGTTAAAATTGGTGGATGAAGAAAGTGGACTACCGAATGACCAATTAAATATAGGTGGATATAGAAGTGGAAAGATTTGGAAACCTAAATCAAGACTCTATGGTAAACCTACAGATGGGGGAGAAATACCACCACCTGAGTGTCCAGCTCATCAAAGCTTCAAAGATAAGCAGCGTGAGTTGACTGATTTGAATTGGGATGGTTCGGAGTCAGAAAAAATAGATAGAGAATAGATTATGTCAGTTAGATTATTGTTTCCTACTTACTTGTTCGAGTTTAATCTCGTAGAGGAAGGATTGGTAACAGAGGAATATCTTTTATCATTAAAAAATGATATGGATGCAGTGAGAAAGAAAGACCCAGTAGGTAGACAAGTATCTAACGCATATACAGGTTGGCAATCAAACGACGGCTTCGAACATCGACCCGCCTGGGCCAAACTCAACCGTGTAATCAAGGACAAATATAATCTTGATGTTCTCCCTTGGTTGCGTGTAGATACTTCTCAGGCAAGTGTAAGTTTGGGTAATATGTGGGGTAATATAAATGACAAAGGTGCATGGAATAAACCTCACAGACATAATGGTTGTTGGTTAAGTGGTGCATTTTATGTACATGCAGACGGTGATGAGGGTAATTTTGTTGCAATAAAAGAGGGTGCAGATGTAGTTAGTGACTTCCCACATAACAACAAACAGAGAGAAACCTTCGAGGTATCACCAGTCACAGGAACCCTTTTACTCTTCCCTAGCGGTCTTATACACATGGTTGAACCTAATGCAACCAGTAAAGATCGATATAGTGTTGCATTTAATACAGTTACACACCGAATGGGTTCTGAAACTGATATACCTATAGATTATCATTGGAATAGATTTGAACTAGATGACCCTAAAGTAAGGGGTTAATTTACATAAATAATCGTATGGAAATTACGATATCACCTTACATAATATGGAACCTAGTTATGACTGTAATCATAGTCCCACTTGGGTTTTTGATCCGTACAGTCCTATCAGAACAAAAGAGACTAGACATTCTTGTCAATAAAACAAGAGAAGAAATCGCAAGAGATTACGCAACAAGAGAGCAGATCGAGGCCGATTTTGAGAGAGTTTTATCTTCGATTCAGAAGATAGATGAAAAACTTGACCGTCTTCAGCATAAAACTTTTTTCCAAGAGTAGAAAAGGTATAAATAGTAGTATACGAAAGGAATACTACTTATGGCAATACCAAACAGTAAAGCATCATTAAAAGAATATGTTAAAAGAAAACTGGGAGCTCCAGTTTTAGATATCAATGTGGACGATGACCAGTTTGATGATAGACTGGATGAGGCATTGCAATACTTCCAAGAGTACCATTATGACGGTTCTATCAGAGTTTATCTCAAGCACCAAATAACAGACGCAAAGAAAACTACCATGAGATCAGATGAAACATTCACAGAGAATGTAGCTGGAACTCATGCGTATGATAATGAACAAGTAAAACAACAACAAAATTATATCGTTTTACCTGAGTTTGTATTAGCCGTAAATAGAATCTTCCCTTTCAATGACAAACATAATTTAAACATGTTTGATCTTAGATATCAATTAAGATTAAACGATCTATACGATCTTTCAGCTACAAATATTCTGTACTACGAAATGGTACAACAACACATCACAATGATGGATAATATTCTAGTTGGTCAAGTTCCAGTTAGATACAAACAACACATGAATAGATTGTATCTTGATATGGATATCGAAGCTCTAAGTGGTAACGAATTCATAATCATAGAATGTCATAGAAAAATAGACCCAACAGACTTCACAGATATCTACAATGATATGTGGTTGAAAAGATATTCAACTGCATTAGTGAAGTATCAATGGGGGGAGAATCTATCCAAGTTTGAGGGGGTTGCATTACCTGGCGGGGTGACTTTAAATGCATCAGAAATGAAAGCACAAGCACAAGAGGAGATAACAAAACTAGAAGAGGAGTCTCGATTGAATTACGAACTTCCCGTCATGGACTTAATGGGGTAAGTGAATGCCTACAAATAATTATTTTAATCATGCTGTAAAGACAGAACAGCACCTCTATGAGGATTTGGTCGTAGAATCATTACGATTCTATGGACACGATGTCCTATATCTACCAAGACAAATTGTAGAGGAAGACAGTATATTGAATGACGATGTTCAGTCAAGATTCGGTGACGCCTATTCTGTTGAGATGTATCTAGAGAACACTGAGGGTTTCGAAGGAGAAGGAGACCTTGTTTCTAAATTTGGTGTTCAAATTCAAGAGGAAGCAACATTTGTAATGTCTCTCAGAACATGGGAGAGATTTATTTCTCTTGATTCAAATCTTGCAACATCACTTAGACCTAATGAAGGGGATATAATATATTTCCCTCTTACAGGTTCAATGTTTGAAATAAATTTTGTAGAAGACCAAGACCCTTTCTTCCAGTTAGGAAAAATGTTTGTATTCAAGATGAGATGTACACTCTTCTCATACGGTGGAGAAGATTTCGATACAGGAACATCTGCAGACTTGGTAGAAGCAGATTCAGCTTACACAATAGAACTAACTATGAACACTGGTACTGGAAACTATACAGTCGGAGAGAATCTAACAACAGTAATCAGCAGTGTTACAACGACAGTTGGAGAGGTTGTACTATGGCAACCACAATCTAGAAAACTTACAATTAAGGATAACACTAGAACACTACAAGTGGGTGATACACTAACAGGTGCATCATCAACCACTGCAAGAGTTATCGGTGCAATTACAGATATACTATCATTTGGTACAGATCATTCTGCACAGAATGTAGAGTTTGAAGCTAAAGATAATGATTACTTAGACTTTACTGAAATAAATCCGTTTGGTGAACCATAATGTTTGGAACTTATTTTTACAACGAAACTATAAAGAGATCGATTTCAGTTTTCGGTACATTGTTCAACAACATTGATATCAAGAAAACGAAAGCAGACGGGACTGTACTCACATCACAGAAAGTACCCATATCCTATGGCCCAAAACAAAAGTTCCTACTAAGATTAACAGAAGATGCAAAACAAAGAGACGGTGCAGTAACTTCTATATCTTTACCTCGTATGGCTTTTGAAATGACTGGTTTAGAATACGATCCGACTAGACAACAAAATAAAATTATAAGAACACAAAAGACTGTAATGGAAACAGCTGATGTTGGAAAAAGAGGATTCCAATATCAACCATCACCCTACAATATTAACTTCTCTTTATCGATACTTGCAAAGAACGCTATCGATGCACTTCAAATAGTAGAACAGATAATCCCATACTTCCAACCTGAGTATACCGTTGCAATGAAAATGGTTGACAGTATGAGTGAAGTTAGAGATGTACCAGTCATACTTAACTCAGTTGCAATGGAAGATATGTATGAAGGTTCATTCGAAGAAAGAAGAGTTATAGAATACACATTAGAATTTACTATGAAGACATACTTCTTTGGCCCTGTTTATACTGGAGAGGTTATCAAGAATGTTATTGAAAGAGATTACATCAACACCGATCTAAAAGCTGGATTTACTACAACTCAAATTAACAATTCAGGATTGGTCAAAGAAGTTAAACATTACGAACCAGCCTTTGGTGAAGTTGCAAATGCAGTTTCTAGTTCACAAACAGTGAGCTTTGCAACTGCAATAAATAGTAAGATAAGTGTTGGGGACGAAGTATTCGGAACCAATTTAACAACGAATCCTACCGTTGATAGTATTGCAAGTGATAAGTTGTCAATAGTATTGAATAATGCAATCACAATAAATGCAAATACTACATTGAAATTTGTTGGTTCAGTCGATCCATCAGATTCATTTGTAGTTGCAGAAACGGTAACTTTTTATGATGAAGGTGGGGGTACTACATATAGTGAAGACCTCGCTGGTGATGCTTAGTTATGACAAAAGAGATAGATCAAAAATTAGATAATCTTCTAGATATCAATAGTGATATCAAACAAGACACTAAATTAATCAAAGTTCCTGATAGGGACAAGAATATCGAAACAGACTACAGGTATGCCCGTGAGAATTTATATGACCTCGTTGAGAGAGGACAAGATGCAATAGATGGCATACTAGAACTTTCCAAAGAAACCGAACACCCTCGAGCATATGAGGTTGCTGGTCAATTAATTAAAACTGTATCTGAGACTGCAGAAAAGTTGATAGATATACAGAAGAAATTAAAAGACCTAGAGAAGGAGGATAGTTCAGTCAGGACACAACATAATCATTTGTATGTAGGTTCAACAAGTGAGTTGCAAAAGTTCCTGAAAAAGGAGTCTAAGAAAGATGTTCGAAACGATTGAAGAATATAAATCGATACCTATACCCGAAGTAAAGGAAGGAGAAGCCTTTTGGTTAATAGCTTTGGGACATCTGACCCGTCATCAAACTGATTACTGGAAAGATATTGATAATGTAGAGGATTACAATCCATATGAAAACTGGTTAAGGGAACATGCAGCTGGTAAAACTGTATGTGATCTAGGAGGTGGGACAGGTGTTCTACTTCATCTTGCAGAATATTACGGTGCTGAAAAATGCATTAGTATAGATAAAAACCAATGGGCTTGTGTATATACAAAAGGTATATACCCACATTGGGATATTATACATCATGATTTTTTTAAAATGGGTAAGTGGCCTGAAGCAGACATATATCTACACAAAGGTATACCTGAGATAGATGCATTGATAAACAAGACAAATATGTTAGAAGTCAATGGTAGAGTATTTCCACAGGAGTATATGGATGGTGATGGAGAAGAACAAGAGGGAATGATCGATTATGTAAATAAACATGATAGAGCATTCAAAGAATTAATCCGATTAGGTTGGATGGAGAACTATGTATGAGAAGATTAATAATTAGTAATTTTAGAGTAGGTAGTTGGTACTTACATGAAAAGATTGTAAATGCTGAAAGCTGTGAAGGTTTAGGAGAAATATCATGTGACTTCTACGAGGATAGAAGCACAAAGGTCACTAATTGGTTGACAAAAACAAATGATATTGTAGGTAAATTTCATCCTATACAATGGGAAGGTGGAGATCATAGACAGGTAATTGAGTTTGCCGATGTAATCTTTTATTTACAAAGAGAAAACACTTTAGAACAAGTTGTTAGTCATGCAGTTTCAATGACATCAGTTGGGCCTAGACCAAATTCACTTGCATCATCAAAAGCTAGAACAGCACGATTAGATGGATACGAGATCAACGATGATCTTTTAAATGCAAGTTATCAACAATTAAAAACTCAACATGATATGATACAAGATATTTACAATGAGTTTCCAAGTACAGTTTTGACATTGGAAACCGATTGTGCAAATAATCCGTATCCAAATAGGTATGAATACACGGGGTCTTGGACACCGCCAGAAAATTTATGGTTAAACCAGTAAACGAAGGATATCTTGGTAACACTCTCATCAAGAGAGCTGGTGTCGAGACACAGTATACCGAGGAAGAACTGAATGAATACTTAAAGTGTTCTAAAGACCCAGTTCATTTCATCGAAAATTATACTCAAATCATATCCCTAGATGAGGGTATGGTGCCTTTTCAACTTCGTGGATACCAAGAAAGCCTGATAGAGTTTTACAACGACAACAGATTTAATATAGTTCTTGCATCAAGACAGAGTGGTAAGTCGATCACATCATGTGCATATTTACTATGGTACTTACTATTTCATCCCGAAGTAACAGTCGCTGTACTTGCTAACAAAGGTGCAATTGCAAGGGAGATGATTGCAAGAATCGTAACTATGTTAGAGTCTGTACCATTCTTTTTACAACCAGGCGTTAAGATTCTTAACAAAGGATCAATAGAATTTTCAAACGATTCAAAAGTAGTTGCAGCTGCAACATCTTCAAGTTCGATTCGTGGTATGTCGATCAACCTACTATATCTCGATGAGTTTGCATTTGTAGATGATGCAGATACATTCTATACTGCAACATATCCCGTTATCACATCAGGTAAAGATTCAAAGGTTATTATAACCTCAACTGCAAACGGTGTAGGTAATATGTTCCATAGAATATACGAGTCTGCAGTACATGAACAGTCAGAATACAAGCACTTTATAATAAACTGGTACGATGTGCCGGGCCGAGATGAAGAATGGAAGGAGATGACCATAGCAAACACCTCAGAGGCCCAGTTTGAACAAGAGTATGGTAACTCATTCTTAGGTACTGGTAATACATTAATTAACTCAGACACCCTCTTAGGGATGAAAGCATGGGAACCCGAATGGAACAGAGATAGCGTCAACATATATAAAAGACCGAAAGAAGGACATGAGTATGTCTGTACAGTTGATGTTGCAAAAGGTAGAGGTATGGACTTCTCTACATTCTCAGTATTTGATGTAACAACACAACCTTTCGAACAGGTTGCAACATATCGTGACAGTATGATAAGTCCCATGCTGTTTCCCGATATTATAAATAAGTATGTACGAGCTTACAACGAAGCATTAGTAATAATAGAAAATAATGCAGAGGGTGGAATGGTTGCAACTCAGTTGCACTATGATATTGAATATCCAAATGTCTTTGTACAAGGACAATTAAAAGCAGAGGATATTGGAGTAACCGTTAATAAAAAGATTAAACGGGTAGGATGCTCTACACTCAAGGAATTGTTAGAAGAAAAACGATTACATATAATAGATCGTGCAACAATAACAGAATTGATGACCTTTGTCACTAAGGGTAACTCATATGAGGCTGACAGAGGATATCATGATGACATGGTAATGAATTTAGTATTATTCAGTTGGTTTATAACCACAGAATACTTCTATCATCTAACTGATAAACAAGTGAAAGACTTGTTATATGCAGAACAACAAAAGATGATCGAAGACGATATACTCCCAGCAGGGGTCTTCGGAGATGTAAAACCCGAAGATTCTACCTTTGTAGACAACGAGGGGACTCGTTGGTATTCAAAAGAGATGGGTAATGAAGTAAAATGGTAGTTCTTTAGAAACTATAAAGTTATAAATAAAACAGTAAACAACTTTTTACATTAACAGGAGAAAAATATGGCATTTCAAGTATCACCAGGCGTACAAGTCAAAGAAGTTGACTTGACAAATGTTGTGCCTGCAGTATCTTCTACAGTAGGAGCATTCGCAGGTTCATTTAGATGGGGCCCTGTTGATGAAGTAGTATCAGTTTCAGATAGCAAAGGTTTAGTAGATCATTTCTACACACCTGCCGATACAGACGCAGGTGCGGAGGATTTCTATTCTGCAGAGGCTTTCTTAAGATATGGTTCATCATTAAAAGTTGTTCGTGTTGCAAGTTCAACAGCCTATAATGCAAACAACGGTGGTGACACTGATGCAAGCATTAAAAATCTAGATGCATACCAGTCAGGTTTCGAAGACGGTGGTGCAGCTAGTGTTATAGGTCAGTGGGCTGCAAAATATCCAGGCGCAATTGGAAACTCACTAAAAGTTAGTGTTTGTGCATCTCCTGATGCATATTTCAATGACAATGTGACTACTCTAGATGCAGAAGAAGCTGCTGGTCAAACAGTAATTTCAGTTACATCTGAAGCAGGATTCCAAATCAGGGATATTGTTAGGTTCGGAACCGATACTCAAGAGTATCGTGTTACTGCAACAGCAACAGGAACAATTACCGTAGAAGCCCTCAATCAACCAGCTGGAACTGGTCTAGTTAGCGCAGTTGCTAACTCAACACAAGTTCACAGATATTGGGAGTTTTATAATCAATTTGATAAAGCTCCAGGCACATCTGCATCTGCAACTGCAGCTTCAGGTAGTGCAGACGAAATTCATGTAGTAGTCGTAGACGAAGACGGAGTTATCTCAGGAAAACAACACGAAGTCCTAGAAACTTACGGATTCGTTTCATGTGCATCTGACTCGAAGAACGCAGAAGGAAGTTCAAACTATTACAAAAATATAATCAATAATCAATCCGATTGGATATGGTGGACTGGTCACAGTACATCAACTCACCCAGCTGCAAACAGTGTTCACACTCATGCATTATCAGGTTCTACTGCATTCGGTAGACCTTCTGCACCAATTAGTAGTTCACTTGCAGACGGAGCTGATGGAGGTTTACCATCACCAGCAGTTAAATATGCTGGATATGTGGATAACTTCGGTGACGCAGAAACTCAAGATGTATCATTCTTAATCGTAGGTTCAACTAGAACTTCGAATGGTGACATTCTTGCAGATCACAATTCAATCGTAAATCAATTAATCCAAGTCGCAGAAAATCGTAAAGACTGTATGGTCATTGCATCTCCAAGGAGAGCATCAGTGGTCAATGTCTCATCTGAATCAGCACAAAGTACAAATGTTGTTGCAGACTACGCGTCAGTAACTTCAAGTTCTTATGCAGTTCTAGATTCAGGTTGGGTATACCAATATGACAGATACAACGACAAATACTGTTGGGTGCCCGGCAACGGACATACAGCAGGTATCATGGCTAGGTCAGACTTATTGAGAGACCCATGGTTCTCACCAGCAGGATTCTCAAGAGGACAATACCTAGGAATTACAAAACTTGCTTTCAACCCATCACAAGGAAGTAGAGATGATCTTTATCAAGCAAGGATCAATCCCATCGTAACATTCCCAGGCCAAGGTACAGTATTATTCGGTGATAAAACTGCACTAAGTACACCATCTGCATTCGATAGAATCAATGTCAGAAGGTTATTCATCGTATTAGAAAAGGCAATTGCAGTTGCAGCTAAATCACAACTCTTTGAATTCAATGATGCATTCACTAGAGCACAATTTAGAGCTGCAGTAGAACCTTTCCTAAGAGATGTTAAGAACAGAAGGGGTCTAGTAGACTTCTCAGTATTATGTGACGAAACTAATAATACTGATTCAGTCATCGACAGAAACGAATTTGTTTGTTCAATATTCGTGAAACCTGCTAGAAGTATTAACTTTATCACTCTTAACTTCGTGGCTGCAAGGTCAGGGGTTGAGTTTGAAGAAATCTACGGAGCAGTTTAAGGAGTAAAGAATGGCAACAATAGACGAATTTAAAGCACAACTGATTGGTGGTGGCCCAAGACCTAACCGATTCAGAGTCTTCATTCCTAGAAGTGGAAACCGTATTGAGTTCCTTTGTAAAGGAGCTGCAATTCCCGCTGCTACCCTAGGTGAGATTCCAGTAAACTTTAGGGGTCACATCCTAAAGTTAGCAGGAGATAGAACATTCGAAGATTGGTCAGTAACGATCATTAACGATAGTGAGTTTTCTGCAAGGTCTGCTCTAGAAGCATGGCAACAAGACATTCAGGAACTTGATTCAGGTGTAGGTATGGCATCTAATGACTACCTATTATCAAGAGCCTTTGTCGAACAATTAGGTAAAGACGACGCTGTCCTTGCGAGGTATGAGTTCTTCAACATGTATCCGAAAAACATTGCTGCTATCGAATTAAATTACGAAACGGTAGATGCATTGGAGGAATTCACAGTTGATTTCACATATTCTCACTGGGAAAGAGTCAAGTAATAATAGTGAAATGACCTCTAGAATAGGGGTATAAATAATATTATGGAATTATTTGGGTTTGAAATAACTCGTAAGAAAGACGAGTTACGAGTCAAGGAGACACCGAATGCTAAGTCATTCGTGCCTCCTGTTGACGATGATGGCACCCCCGTTATACAACAACAGGCGGGGTACATATCTGGCGGAGCATACGGTGCATATGTCGATATGGAAGGTGGTATCAAGAATGAGTCTGAACTTATTCGAAGATACCGTGAAACATCATTAGTACCTGAATGTGACTCGGCAATAGAAGATATTGTCAATGAGTGTATCACATCTGATATTACAGACAGGATTGTAGCACTCGATCTCAGAGATGTTAAACTCTCTGACGGCATCAAGAACAAGATGCAAGACGAGTTTGCTCACATCTTATCCTTAATGAAGTTCAATCAGAACTCTCATGAAATATTCAGAAAGTGGTATGTCGATGGAAGAATTTACTTCCATAAGGTTGTTGATAGCAAACGACCAAAGTTAGGTATTGTTGATCTAAGAAACATTGATCCACTAAAGATCAAGAAGGTCAGGAATATTGAAAAGGGTAAAGACCCGAAGACTAAGATTGAACGAGTAGAGAAGATAGAAGAATTCTACATGTTCAATGATAAAGGATTCGATAAGTCTAGTGCAACTGATGGTAATGTTGTAAAGATTGCTCCCGAAGCAATCTGTTTTACTACCAGTGGACTATTAGATTACAGTAGAAATGTTGTAATCGGATACTTGCACAAAGCATTGAAAACTGCAAATCAGTTAGCAATGATGGAAGATGCACTTGTAATCTATAGGATTTCAAGAGCTCCCGAAAGAAGGATATTCTACATTGATGTAGGTAACCTTCCAAAGGCAAAGGCAGAACAGTACCTTGCCGATGTTATGCACAAATATAGAAATAAATTAGTGTATAATGCAGAGACAGGTGAGATCAAAGATGATCGTAAACACATGTCGATGTTAGAAGATTTTTGGTTACCTAGAAGAGAGGGTGGTAGAGGAACAGAGATTACCACACTTCCAGGCGGACAGAACTTAGCAGACATAGATGATATAGAATACTTCAAGAAGAAGTTATATCAGTCTCTAAATGTACCGTCAACTAGATTAGAAGCTGACAATGGATTCAACATGGGTCGTGCTTCAGAGATATCTAGAGATGAACTTAAGTTTAATAAGTTCACAAACAGACTTCAAAAGAAGTTTGCAAGAGTTTTTACAGATATTCTTAAGACTCATTTAGTTCTTAAGGAAATCGTAACTGGAGAAGAGTTTGATAAATTCAAAGACTTCATCCAGTATGAATTTGCAACCGACAACCATTTTACAGAGTTGAAGGAAGCAGAGATTCTAAGGGAAAGATTAGATACCCTTGGAGGAATAGCAGACTACATTGGTAAATACTATTCAAACGAATATGTTAGAAAGTATGTACTGAGACAGACTGAGGAAGACATCAAGATCATCGATGCCCAAATTAAAGATGAGGGTGGTGGTGAAGAAGATGGAGAAGATGATGACGGATTTGGAGGATTTTAGTAATGAGTGAAGACATCAGTAGAAAGATTGTTGACGAGATTGAATCAGGGAAACTTGAACAAGCAAAGAATAGTATCTTTGACGGTATCAAGGGAAAGGCTGCAGAGACAGTTGACATGAAGAGAGTTGAGAAGTCAGTGAACTGGTTAGAGTCACCTACAGAAGGTGAAACAGAAGAGTGAAAACATTCTCCGATGTATCTCAGGAACTTCATGAGGCAAAGTTTGTTGCCCCCGAAGGTCATGTAGTCATCAAAAGAGAAATTGAAAAGTTCGGTGAAGAAACTATAAATATAATATACACCGAATGTGAAGAAGGTATAACAGTATTTCTAAACGGTCAAGATATACAAGAAACCTTCGAGGATGAAGAGTCCTTAAAAGTTGGTATGCAATCAGTGAAGAATATGTTAAAAGACATGGCCGATGAAGGTATATCAATAGAGGGAATAGTAAATGAAATTAATATCGGAATTTAACGACTACGCTGTCGAACCAGTTATTGTCGAATCAAACGAGAACGGTAAGAAAGATTACTTTATCGAAGGTATCTTTATGCAGTCCGAAATTAAGAACCGTAATGGTAGGATATACCCTAAAGAAGTTATACAGAAAGAAGTAAAAAGGTATAACAAAGAATTCGTAGAACAAGATCGTGCATTCGGAGAGTTAGGACACCCCGAAGGGCCAACGATCAATTTAGACAAAGTGTCCCACATGATAACGAAATTAGAAGAAGATGGAAACAATTTCGTGGGACGAGCAAAGATTTTGAGTACACCAAATGGTCAAATCGTTAAGAATTTGATCGATGATGGTGCCAAACTGGGTGTTTCTTCTAGAGGTCTAGGATCACTAGAATCTAAAGGAAATGCACAGTATGTAAAAGACGATTTCCAACTTGCTACGGCAGGTGATATCGTCGCAGACCCATCTGCACCTGAGGCCTTCGTAGAAGGTATTATGGAAGGAGTTGAGTGGGTTTATGAAAGTGGTATCTTAAAAGCAAAGGATATTGATGCAATGCAGAAGGAATTAAAGACTGCTAGACTCAATAAACTAGAAGAAACCAAATTGAACCTATGGAAAAGTTTCATTGAGAAGCTTTAACATATAAATAAAAAAGTAATCTTTAAACAGGAGAAATTTATGTCAGATTTAGATAACCAAGTAGAGAACACCGAGTTGGTGGTCGAGAAGGCCCCTACTGACGGTGCTGAAAAAGGTGACAAATCTGCTCACAAGCAAGGTTCCAGCTCTGAGGAAAAAATAGAATCAGGCAAAGCTGAAGTCGTCAAACCCGAAGAAAATCCTGTTGACAAGGCTGTTGCAAGTGTCAAATCTGCAGAGAAAGGTACTAAACAAGTATCTGATGCAGTTAATAAAGGCGCAGAAAAAGGAGACAGCAAAGCAGACAAATTAAAAGAAGATGAAGATTCCAATACAGAAGACACAATCGTTGAGAAAGGTGCCTCTAAAATGGAACTAATCAAGGCTGCAGTCGACAGTATGAAAGGTCTGAATAAGGAAGAGTTAAACAAATTGTTTGCTTCTTTATCAGAGGACGAGGTCGATGAATCCTTGACTAAAGCAGAGATAGCACGAAACATTGTAGAAGCTTTAAAATCATTATCATTAGAAGAAGTCTCAAAACTCGTTAAAGAAATGGGTTATGAGGACGAAGAAGATATGGAAGATGATGACGATGATGACGATGACGATGACGAGGATGAAGACGAAGAGCATGAGTCCGTCAAAAAAGAACAAGCTGAAACAGAAGTCGAATCTTCATTAGTTGAGATTGAAATAGATGACGACCTATCAAAAATCTCTGAATCATTAGAATTATCAGAAGAAAATGCAGAGAAAGCTAAAACTATCTTCAAGGCTGCAGTAAACAGCAAAGTTGAAGAAGCAAAAGCTCAACTAGAAGAGCATTATCAAACAGAATTAAAATCCCAAGTAGAAACTATCAAAGAAGAATTAACTTCTTCCGTAGACAAGTATCTAACATATTGTGCTGAAGAGTGGACGAAAGAAAACGAACTTGCAATAGAAAGGGGTTTAAGGTCAGAAATGACAGAAAACTTTATCGAAGGTCTCAAGAAGTTGTTCGTAGAACACTATGTTGAAGTGCCAGAAGATAAGTATGATGTCATGGATGAACTTGCAAATCGTCTTGACGAGATGGAATCCAAACTTGATGCAGAAGTTTCCAAGAATATGGAAATAACAGAAGAGTTAGGAAGTCTTAAAAGACAAAATGTTGTGACTAAGGCATGTGAAGACTTGTCTGAATC